ACGCGACGCGGCGTGCTCAGTCAGTTCACCGGAACGGTCACGAAGCGGCGGCTGCCGTCCGGCATCTGGTGGTCATGCAAGAAGGCGAACTCGACGCCCGCGGCGGCCAGGCGATCGGCCTCGACCCGGTCCATGACGTAGTTCTTCCCGCCCAGCCGCACCGCCACGCCGCACTCCCCACCGTCGGTCCACTGAAGGGCCTCGGGGACCGTCTCGAACTCGATGGCCTGGAACTCGATGGTCATGGTTGTTCCTCCCGCGGCGGCCGGTCAGCGGCCGACCGCGATCATGCGAATCCCGCCGCGCCGCCGGCGGCCGACGAACCGCGCGGTCTCAGGTCCGCCGACCCGTTCGATGCGTTCGCAGTCCCGGGCGCTGATCGCCAGGTAGCGGCCGCCGGGCATGCTCAGCGCCGCACCGCCCCGCTGGCTGGCGTAGGCCGCCGCCTCCTCGTAGGTCTTAAACTCTCTGGTCCTGCACTGGATGGTCACGGCCGATGCTCCTTTCGTTCTGTCGTTCGTTGGCGTCTTCTCGTTCTCCCTCGCGTTCGGTACGCCCCTGGCGTACCGCCCCATGAGGGCGACTTCCGCGAACGGGATCAAGCGAATCCGGCCGCAATTCCGGCCGGAATCCGCAGATTCTTTTCGATGCACCGAGACGGGATTTGGCGACTTCAGGCACACGGACTGCCGGCCCTTGACGACGCATCGCGTTGTCAAGGGCCTGTGAGCGACGGGCCGCAGGCAAGGTGTGTGCCTGTTCCACCGAACCGGCTGCCCGCAGCCGCAAGGAGGGCGGCGTGATGCCAGGAGATGTCCTTACCCAAAGCACCAAGCCCACGCTGAACCCGACAGCCCTGCCCGTGGCCGACGCCGCGCGACTGCTCAGCGCCGCGGGCGGCCATCCGGTGACGCCGGAACAGATTCAGGCGGACATCGACGCCGGTGCGCCGACCAACGGTGACGGGACGATCAACCTGGTGCACTATTGCGCCTGGCTGGTGAAGGAGATGTCCAGCCGTGGCGATTGACCCGCGCAAACTGCGCCCGAGCGAGCTGTGCCGGCTGCTCAACAGCACGCCGCTCGGCGAGGTCATCGGCGAGCGGCAGTTGCATCGGCACCGCACGCGCGCGGGGCTGCGGATCACGTCGACGGCCGACCCTCGAAACATCGATCTGCTGCGGTACGTCGCCTGGCTCGTCTCCGAACGGCTCAAGCCGAAGCCCGAACACGAGGGCCTGACCGGCTACGACGCCCATCGAGAGCGCATGGCCCAGCGGAACCGCGAGCTCTCGCTGTCCGGCCGGGACATCGGCGAGCTGCCCGAGGTGGTGGATGCGGAGCGGAAGCGAAGGGCTGAACGGGACTTCCGTTTTTTCTGCGAGCAGTACTTTCCGCAGACTTTTCACCTGCCCTGGTCACCGGACCACCTGAAGGTCGTCGCCAAGATCGAGCAGGCCGTGCTGGAGGGCGGCCTCTTCGCAATGGCCATGCCCCGCGGCAGCGGCAAGACCTCGCTGTGCGAGACCGCCTGCCTGTGGGCGCTGGTGTACGGGCACCGCGAGTTCGTGGCGTTGATCGGCTCGGACGAAGAGCATGCCGCCAACATGCTCGACTCGATCAAGGCCGAACTGGAGAACAACGACCTGCTGCTGGAGGACTTCCCGGAGGTCGTATTTCCCATCCGGGCGCTCGAAGGCATTCACCAGCGCGCCGGCGGCCAGCTCTACCAGGGCAAGCAGACCCACATCGGCTGGACGGCACGGGAGATCGTGCTGCCCACGATCCCAGGCTCGAAGGCCTCCGGCGCCATCATCCGCGTCGCCGGCATCACCGGCCGCATCCGCGGGATGAAGCATAAGCGCGTGGATGGCACGTCGGTTCGACCGTCGCTGGTGCTGATTGACGACCCGCAGACCGACGAATCGGCGCGATCACCGTCGCAGTGCGTCACCCGTGAGCGAATCCTGGCCGGCGCGATCCTCGGCCTGGCTGGGCCCGGGCGCAAGATCGCCGGACTGATGACGCTGACCGTCGTCCGCCCCGACGACCTGGCCGACCGCATCCTCGACCGGGACAAGCACCCGCAGTGGCAGGGCGAGCGGACGAAGATGGTCTACTCGTTCCCGACGAACGAGGCCCTGTGGGCCAGGTATGCCCAGCTGTGGCGCGAGGGCCTGCGCGCTGATCGCGGCATCACTGATGCGACGGAGTTCTATCGCGCCCACCGCGAGGCGATGGATGAAGGGGCGAGCGTCGCGTGGCCGGAGCGCCACCATCCCGACGAACTGTCGGCGGTCCAGCACGCGATGAATCTGAAGCTGGATCGTGGCGAGGCCGCGTTCTGGGCCGAGTATCAGAACGAGCCCCTGCCCGAGGAACACGCCGACGAAGACTTGCTCACCGCCGACCAGATCGCCGCGAAGCTGAACGGGCTGAAGCGCGGCGAGGTGCCCGTCGGCTGTACGCACCTGACCATGTTCATCGACGTGCAGGGCAAGGCCCTGTTCTGGCTCGTGGCTGCCTGGGAGGACGACTTCACCGGGTACGTGATCGACTACGGCACCGAGCCGGACCAGAAGGCCGCATACTTCACGTTGCGGGACATCCGCCACACGCTGGCCAGCACCGCCTCGCATGCCGGGCTGGAAGGCGCGATCTACGCCGGCCTCGAACGGCTGACCGATGCGACGCTCGGCCGCGAGTGGCGGCGCAACGCTGAGGGCGACCGAAGAGGGAGCCCGAAAGCGGTGGTCCGCATCGACCGCTGCCTGATCGACGCCAACTGGGGCAGCTCATCGGATGTGGTCTACCAGTTCTGCCGACAGAGCAAGTTCGCCAGCATCGTCATGCCGTCGCACGGGCGCTACGTCGGGGCGTCGAGCATCCCCTTCGCCGAGTACAAGCGCAAGCGCGGCGACCGCGTGGGGCTGAACTGGCGCATTCCGGTCGTGACCGGGAGGCGGGCGACGCGACATGTCGTGTTCGACACGAACTACTGGAAGTCTTTCGTTCACGCCCGCCTCGCCGTGCCGATGGGCGACCCCGGTTGCCTCTCGCTCTTTGGCCGCAAGCCCGAGCAGCACCGCCTGCTGGCCGAGCACCTGACCAGCGAGTACCGCGTGAAGACCGAAGGCCGCGGCCGCACCGTGGACGAGTGGAAGCTCCGCGTCGACGGCCTGGACAACCACTGGCTCGACTGCCTGGTCGGCTGCGCCGTGGCTGCCTCCATCCAGGGCGCGGTCCTGTTCGGCACCGACGCCGAGCCGGCGCCGCGCCCGCGAATCAGGCTGTCCGAGTTGCAGGGGACCCGGCGATGAACCTCCAGGCTCCGAAGCCCATCGAGAAGCAGGCAGAGCAACGCGGCCCCGCGTGCCCCAAGTGCGGGTGCGGGCATTTCTGGGTGGTCTACACGCGGGCATCGTGGGGCGGGCGGATCATGCGGCGTCGAGAGTGCCGCCACTGCGGAAAGCGCATCACCACGTTCGAGCAGGCGCCGTGATGCCCCGATAGCCTCGCTCCTCCCCGTCCAGTTCTACCTATGGAACGATTGTTGGCCCTTCCGAAGATTTCCGGCATTTCGCGGTGCGCGGGGCCTGCCGCGGCATAGGTAACCAATGTCAGGTCGCTGTGGCCAGGGCGCGATGGTCGCGCCGCCGGATGGTTCGCGCTTTTCGAGGAGGAACACAATGTCGTTCGGACCCGTCACGATCGCGACGCTCGACACGATGGACGTTCAGGCCCCCGGCGCACCGGGCCTGTCGGCCCGGCAGATCTCCAACGGGCGCGGCGAGTTCACGCTCACCCCGCCCACCACCGACGCGGACGGCTCGCCGCTCTCCGGCCTGACCTTCGGCCAGGCGGTGGTGATCCAAGCCGACGCGGACACGACGGAGCTCTACCGCAACGAGTTCGAGGCGGCCCTGCAGTTCAACGGCGCCCAGGTGTTCGAGCTCGACTTGGTGGAGGAGGAACCGGCGACGCGCGAGTTCGTGATCGCCGAGCCGGGCCGGCCGTACTCGATCCTGGCCCGCGTGGCGGATCATCCCCGTGGGCAGTAGTCCGTCCACCGTCCTCACGCTCACCACGCGCCACCGGCCGTGGTGGGCGTGGTGGCTGATCCGCTGGGCCCGGTGGCTGTACGCAGTGACCGGCGGCCTGGTGACTTGGCTGGAACGGTGACGCGATGTCGGGCGACCTCGAGCAGAGCATCCGTGAGAATGCGGCCGGGCCCAAGCGGGCCCAAGCCGACTCGGTCAGCGTCGAGCAGCAGGACCTGAAGGACCAGATCGAGGCGGATCGGTATCTGTCCTCGAAAGAGGCGGCGAAGAAGGGACTCGGCGTGCGGATGACCAAGGTGGTCCCCCCGGGAGCGGCATAGTCTAGAGTCTGGAGTCTGGAGTCTGGAGCAGGGCAGGGATGCGGATGCTCAGGCAGGTTGGAGAATGGATGCTCGGCAGGAACCGCGGCCGCAACCGCGCCGGTCTGCGGTTCCTGGGCCTGCGGACTCCAGACTGCAGACTCCAGGCTCGCTACGACGCCGCCCAGACCACGCACGAGAACCGGCGGCATTGGGCGAACGCCGATCACTTGTCGGCCAACGCGGCGAACGGCGCGGACGTGCGGCGCATCCTGCGCAGCCGGGCGCGTTACGAGGTCGCCAACAACAGCTACGCGAAGGGAATCGTGCTGACGCTGGCCAACTACGTGGTCGGCACGGGGCCACGGCTCCAGATGCTCACCGACGACCCGCAGGCCAACCGCGTCCTCGAGAAGGAGTTCTCCCGCTGGGCCAGGGCGGTCGGGCTGGCGCACAAGCTGTGGACCATGCGGATCGCACAGTGTGGATCCGGCGAGGTCTTCGCGCTCCTGGCCACGAACCCGCGCGTGGACGCGCCGGTGCAGCTCGACGTGCGGCTCATCGAAGCGGATCACGTGGCCACGCCCTGGCCGGTGCCCCGCGGGGACCTGAAGGCCGTCGACGGCATCGCCTTCGACGAATTCGGCAACCCCGTCGCGTATTACGTCCTGCGCCAGCATCCCGGCGACAACGCCGCCTGGAAGGCCGGGGGCGTCGACTTCGACATCATGCCCGCGGAATCAGTCATCCACCTGTTCCGCGCCGAGCGTCCCGGTCAGAGTCGCGGCATCCCGGAGATCACCCCGGCGCTTCCGCTGTTCGCCATGCTGCGCCGCTACACGCTGGCCGTGCTGGGTGCGGCCGAGCAGGCGGCCCTGCCCTCGGGCGTGATCTACACCGACGCGGCCGCCGACGCCGAGGCCTCGCAAGTCGAGCCGATGGACACGGTCGAGATGGACCGGGGCACGTGGATGACCATGCCCTTCGGCTGGAAGATCAGCCAGGTCAAAGCCGAGCAGCCCACCACCGTCTACGGCGACTTCAAGCACGAGGTGATCAACGAGATCGCCCGTTGCCTGAACATGCCCTTCAACATCGCCGCGGGCAATTCCTCGGGCTACAACTACGCCTCCGGGCGTCTCGACCATCAAGCCTTTTTCAAGGCCATCCGTATCGATCAGGCCTACCTCGCCGACGTGGTCCTCGACCGCATCCTCAAAGCATGGATCGACGAGGCCGTGCTGATCGAAGGCTACCTCCCGCAATCGGTCCGCACGCTCGACGCCGAGTTCCCGCACCAGTGGTTCTGGGACGGCTTCGAGCACGTCGACCCGGCCAAGGAGGCCAGCGCCCAGGCCACGCGACTGCAAAGCAACACCACGACCTTGGCGGCCGAGTATGCCAAGTCCGGTCAGGACTGGGAGAACGAGGTTCGCCAGCGGGCTCGCGAGGTAACGTTGATGCGCGAGCTGGGATTGACGCCAGCGCTGTCTTTGCCCGCTGCACCGCCGGACAGCAATGACGACACGGAGGACG